GCTATTGACGAGACTTACAAGTACCACGCCAGTGTAGGTAGTGCCTTGGGTATGTTATCGGTGCGCAATGTAAGTGAGAACTTAGGTTCTGTAGATATTGAAAGTAAACCCGAAAATGCCAAAGGTGGCAATACCTACCCTCTTACCGATGAGGGGAAAAAACGCTACATCAGTGGAGGTATTTCCACAGGGCAAAGTGCAGAAGAACTTAGCAATGAGCAGCTGAAATTACTCAATGATAAAGGGTATATTTTGGCAGGACAATATGCTGATATGGCAGGTTTTTTTCTATCAAACTCTCCTACCTGTGTGAGTAAGTCATCTGACTATACCTATATTGAAAATAATAGGATATGGAATAAAGCAGCACGCTTAGTAAGACAAACTCTTTCACCACGCATCAAAAGCAAGCTCCCTAAGAACCCACAAACGGGCTACCTTAAAGATAGTATTGTTACCTCCTTGCAGGAATTAGCAGGAAAAGCTATCGAAAGACAAATGGTAGTAACTGGTGAGATTAGCGGTTATGCAGTGAGTATTGACGCAAAGCAAACGGTAACAGAGCAAACGCCCCTAAAGGTGAAAATACGCCTTGTGCCAGATGATATTCTACACGCTATTGAAGGCGAAATTGGTTTAACCTCTAATCTATAATACTATGCCAAGAAATACCAATGTTATTAACCACTTTGGCAAGCTCCAAGGTTGGAATTGTGTAACCTTCAACCTATTAGGGCGTGATGTGGTAGGTATTGTCGAAATTAACTATTCGGATAGTACCAAAAAATCAAATATTATGGGTGCGGGAGGCTTCCCCGTGGGACGTACGGAGGAGAACTATGAGGCAAAGGCTTCTATTACTATTCTCAAAGAAGAGGTCGACGGCATACATCGTTCCCTACCAAAGGGCACCCGCCTGCAAGATATAGAACCTTTTGATATTCCTGTTATTTATGAAGCACCAAGCGGACTTATCATTAAAGATATGATACGCAATGCGGAGTTCTTAGGTACTGAAATGGCTATCAAGCAAGGAGACGGCTCTATTGCTATTAAGTTTGAGCTGATTGTAAGTCATATTGACTGGAATATTTAATAACCTTTTAAAAGCTGTTTAAAATGAAAAAATATACCGAAGCCGATATAGAAAACTACAAGGCTAAATACCCTAACGTGGTAAGAGAAATAGCCGTTTATCCATCGGGCACTACCTTTACCGAAGAGGGAGAAGCCAGTGAAGATCCTGCTTACTTTTTGGTAAGGAAGCCCAGTAAAAACCTACTTGCCTTGGTAACTTCTAAAGAGTATATAGAAAGCCCCGACAAGGCCAATGAGGCACTGGTAAAGAATTGTGTACTAGATGGTGATATGGAGTGGATGGAAAATGATGCCTCTATCTATATGGGGCTGATTACCGAGCTGAGTAAGCTCTTACAAAGTTCAAAGGTAGCCTTAAAAAAAGTGTAGAGTCGTCGCTCCTTTCCTTAGAAGCGTACGACTTTATAGAAGGCATAGATGCACTACTCCGTGCCAATGGGCAGACACCTGAAACGATGAACGATACTCAGTGGCAGGAACATTTTAAAGCCCTTGACTTTAGTATGAAATGCCAAGAACAACTCTTATACCAAGCTGTAAAACGCGCCTTAGTAGAAGTACTGAACGAAATTAGCAAACAGTCTAACCCCTAATATTCCGCAACCGTGAATCACACTACAACGTGGATTTTTGAAGCCAAAGACAATGTATCGCAACCTTTGCACACTGCACAGGAGAACGTGAGGCGTGCCACAGAAGGTATGCACAATACTTGGAAAGACTTCATAAGCAGTATGAAAGAGGGGTGGGATAAGTTGGCAACCAGTATGCGTCCTATTGATTGGCAAGCAGCTTCACAAGGATTTTTGAATATTACTCAAAAGTTCTCAGAGGCCGCACAAGTAGGTGCAGATTATGAGAAATCATTACTTGATGTAGCTGCTATTACCGGTATTACCGGAGACGATTTGGATAAACTTGGGGGAAAGGCACGTAACCTTGCCAAAGAATTTGGAGGTACAGCTACTGACAACCTTGCTACTTTTCAAACAATCCTCTCACGCTTAGGCCCTCAGATAGGAGAAAGCGATGAGGCACTAGCCAAAATGGGTAGCTATGCTAATACGCTCGCCAAAACTATGGGAGGCGATGTGGTAGGAGCCACTGATGCGCTTACTACCTCAATGCTTCAATTCAAAGTGAATTTGGATGATCCTATAGCAGCAGCTGGCGAAATGGAGCGAATGATGAACGTAATGGCAGCAGGAGCTAAAGAAGGTGCTGCTGAAGTACCTCAAATAGCTCAAGCCCTCGTGCAAGCAGGTGGAGCTGCTAAACTCTCTAATGTGAGTTTTGAAGAGACAAACGCCGCACTGCAAGCCCTCGCCCAATCGGGCAAATATGGAGCTGAAGCAGGGGTAGGACTTAGGAACGTACTTATTAAAATGAATGCGCCCTCAGCCCTCTCTAAAGAGGCTACGAATATGCTTGCCGCCTATGGAGTAAATATGCAAAAAGTATCAGACACTACTGTGCCTTTTGCCGAACGACTCAAAGAGTTGCAGAAGATAGGACAAAATACCGATGTTTTGGCTGCTGTCTTTGGTGCTGAAAATATACAAGCTGCTCAAGGACTTATCAATACTGCACAAGCTCAAGCGGAGCTTACCGAGCAAATCAGCGGTACCAATGTAGCTGCCGAACAAGCGACTATCGTAATGAGTGGATGGAGTGAGTGGATGGGCAGATGTAAAGCTTGGTTAGATGACTTGAAAATAGGTTCGTTTTCCTTTACCAAGGTGCTTGGTGTAGTAGGTGATAGCTTAGGAGGCGTTATTAGCACTTTGGGCGATATGGGGTCTGCTTATTCAGGACTTGCCCCTGTGGTAAAGGCTCTTGGAGGTTGGCTAAAACAGACAGTAGTAGCCCAAAAACTAATGGTTGTATGGACAAAAGCTGCTACGGCTGTACAATGGCTGTGGAATGCAGCTCTGTCAGCTAATCCTATTGGTATTATTATCGTTGCCATTGGCGCATTGGTGGCAGGTATTATATACTTGGCTAATAAGGTCAGCGGTTGGGGAGAAGCATGGAAACATACATGGGAAGCTGCTAAGCTCCTCTTTCAAGGATTTTCAGCAAGTATTGAAACAGTATGGCTAACTATGGTCAATTCCCTAATGATAGGCCTTAATAAGATAAAAGAGGGATGGTATGAGTTTAAGAATGCTGTAGGATTGGGAGATGAGAACGAAAATAATAAGATGCTTGCCCAAATCAATGAAGATACTGAAAATCGTAAAAAAGCCATTACTGATAGTGCTAAAGTAGCTTATGAAGCTAATCTTGCCGCTAAAGAAGAGTTCACAAAGGCGGGACAATCTCTTACTTGGAATAAAGAGAAAAAAGAAGCTGCCGAAGCCCCTAAAGCAGGCAACCTTTCTGCCAGTTCGGCTATTGGAGGAGGTGCAAACCCTACCCCTATCACCCCTACTAAAGGGGGCAAAGATGGAGGTAAAGACGGTACTATGAGCGTAGGAGGAAGTGGAGGGGGTAGTAAGACCATCACCATTAACATCACTATGAACAACACTTTCCCTATTGACAAAACTATTGGAAGTAAAGAAAATGCCGCTAATGGGGTTATTAGTAAAATCAATGACCGTATGCGCGATGCCTTAGTAACCTTATAATTGCCCCTAGACTATGAAAGATATACTTGTAGATGAGCATAATGACTTAGAGATTATAGCGGGTGACTTTTCCATAGGGGAAAGTATGTTACAGGAGGTAGGCTTTATCCTCCAAAGTCAGCAAGGCAATTGGAAGTCCGACCCTTTAGTAGGGGCAAATATGGTAGAACTTATCAAAGGAAAACATAATCGCACAGCCATAGAGAAACGTATCAAAATACAGTTGGAGAGAGACGACAAAGACTATGATGCCATCAAAAAGCTATTAAAATTCAATGTAGACAATGGATAACCGCTATAACATATCACAACTCTTTAAATTGGCTTTTGGTACTAACCTGCCTGTATACCTCACTATACCTATAGGCAAAGAGCCTGCACACACGGCCGAATATGGTAGTATTCGTACGGTGGGAAGAGAGGAGGCTATGCGACTATCCAAACTCGGTACACCTATTGTATTTCCTATGAAATTCACAGCAGGTAGCTATAAGTTCTACGACTACCAAAGTAAAATAGTAGAAAAGCAGTTATCCGACTTTTGGTTGCCTCCTGCTACTATGGTAGATTTTTCGAGAGTAAAGAATATAAGTCGTACAGATGTAATAGGTGGCAATGGTACTGTTAAGGAAATCTATGGCTTTGACGATTGGCAAATACGTATTCGAACGGTGTGCCACAATGATGAGTTAAGCGCGCGAGAGTATGAAAAACGCCTTATAGAATGGTCAGAGGTAATACAATCTATCTCAGTAGAAGGAGACCTTTTTGGATGGAAAAACATTCACAACTTAGTGATTGAAAGCATTGATATACGTAGCTTGGAAGGTACACCTAACATCATTCCCATAGAGCTGAATTGCATTAGTGACGAACCCTTTGAACTTATTTACAGACTATGACCTTAGCCATTGAAGTAGCCATCACTTTTTACCCTAAGCAGAGCACACCCTTTAAGGTGCAAAAAGTCTCTGCCATTGAGATTGAAAGTTCGTGGAAAATGCTCACCGATTTCGCAAGCGTGGTACTACCCCGCAATGTAGGTGATTTTGATAAGCAGAAAGTAAGGGAACTCTTTGCTGTAGGTGACAAAGTAGTGATACAAATGGGCTACAACGGTGAGCTCTTGCAGGAGTTCGAGGGCTTCATTACCCAAGTATCAGCAGACTTTCCTATCACTATTAGCCTTAGCGATGCAATGTGGAAGCTACGCCAGTTGCCCGTTAATTACGTGTCGGCAAAGGCGAGTCTAAAAACATTCCTCTCTGAAGTAGTGAAAGACTACCCTTTAGAAGTAGAAGATATAAGCCTTGGTGGTGTACGCTTTAGCAATACCACACTGGGTGCAGTGTTGGACAAACTCCAAAAAGATTGGTCAATATACAGCTTTATTCGTGTAGGCAAACTCACTATAGCCAAGCCTTATTCGGATGTAAAAGTAAGTGGTGAGATGAAGCATTTCGACCTAGAACGCAATTGCACAGAGAATAACCTTAAGTACCTAAGCAAAGAAGAGCGCACCATAAAGATTATAGGCTCCTCGTCCTTTGGCAAAGGTAAACGCCTACAATATGAGTTTGGCGATGAAAACCCTAAAACGACTTTAAAAATGACTTGGCATGTTAGTTCTCAAGCCGAACTTGAGAAGGAAGTAAAGCGCCTATACGAGTTACACAAGCGTGAGGGGTTCGAAGGGAGTTTTACTACTTATGGGACTCCCTCCGTACAGCATGGAGAGAAGATTCGTATAAGTTCCACTCTCTACCCCGATAGGCACGGTGAATACTATGTAGATAGAGTAAAGAAGAGTATTAGCAACGCCCAATATAGGCAGGAAATAGAAATTGGTGGTAGTACATTATGAACGAGATAGATGAGTTTGACATATTGCTTTCTGAAAAGATAAAGAAAGCTATCCCTCAAGTGCTACAATGGGCAACAGTAACCTCTGTAGATTGGCAGGAAAAAACCTGCGAGGCTACTGATTTAGATACAAAACTACCCTTTTTAAACATAGCGCTTGGTATAGGGGGAATGTATATCAAACCCAAAATAGGAAGTCTTATCCTTGTGGGTATGGTAGAAAATAATGAAAGTCAGCCCTTTTTGCTCAATGCTCAAGAGGTAGAAATATATGAGCTGAAAGCAGATAATTTCACCATACACAATGAAACAGCCAATTTTAAAACCCTTTTAAATGACCTTTTAACTGAACTTAAAAGCGCTATCATACAAACCCCTTCAGGCCCTGGCAACTTTGCCCCACAGAACGTAGCCAAGTTTGAAGAAATCAACAACAAAATAAACCAACTATGGGCTTAAACAAAGAACAACTCAAACAAGGTATTATCTCCCTTCAGCGGGATATGCTTGCCAAAATCGAACCGAGTATGGAAGAGTATGCCGAACGCTTAGCCTCCCTTATTGACACCTTTGTCAGAAGCGGTGAGGTAACGGTGCAAGCAGGAATCACCCTACAAGCAGGAGCTTATACAGGCGCCACAACCAGTACAGGAACGGGGACAATAAGCTAAAAAAAAACTAACAACGATGATATCACTCAATTACATTTTACAAGGATTTGGATTTAAGAACTCTCACGACTTTCTACGATCATCCTTTGGCCACACCTTTTCGGCCTTATTTGTCAAAATAGACTTTGTACTCTCCTTTCTCTTTGCTACCATTCATTTTTTGTTTGGTTTCAATCACTTATTCCTTACCGCTTTTGTAGTATTGTTGGTATTTGAATGGGTAACAGGGGTACAAGCCTCAAGGAAAAGAGGCGAGAAACACGAGAGTAGGAAATTTGGGCGTATGCTCCTAAAGATAACCATTTACTTGGTAATTATCTATATCCTACACACCCTATCGGCTAATGCAGACTTTCCAAGTGTAGCGGGCTTTGAGTTTGACCCCTTCCACTGGCTTTATTGGATAGTACTTATAGGGATTATATGGCAATTAGTAGTGAGCCTATTGGAAAATTTAGATTGTTTAGGCTTTCGCTTTGCGAAGGTGCTGCTCAAGATAATCAATAAGAAGTTTTATAAAACTTTTGAATTAGATGACAATAACAGTCCTACATAACCAATCACTCCTTGACCTCGCCCTGCAACACACAGGTACCATTGAGAGTATCTTTGAGTTAGCTGTACTTAATGAACGGAGCGTTACTGATGATATGGTAGCAGGCGCCCCCCTTAATGTCCCTTCTCTTTCAGCAGGAGCAAGAAACAAAGATATATTAGCCTACTATACGGCAAAGAACATCCAACCTGCTACGGCTTTCACAAAGGAGGACAAACAAGTGTTGGAACGCCTTGAAGGTATCAGTATTTGGGCGATTAACTTAGATTTCGTAGTAAGTAAAGAATAAAAACCTTATGAATAACCTACAATTATACAATGCCGATAACTTAGAGGTAATGGCAACCCTCACTGATGAGAGTATTGATGTAATTTGCATCGACCCGCCTTATCTGTATCTTAAAAATCAAAAGCTGGAACGCCCATTTGATGAGCAAAAGTTTTTTGCCGAATGTAAGCGGTTACTTACTAAAAAAGGCTTTATCGTGATGTTTGGTAGAGGCACTTCCTTTTATCGTTGGAACACCATATTGGATGGATTGGGCTTTGTATTTAAAGAGGAGGTGATTTGGGATAAGGGAAGAACAACTGCCCCAACTTTACCTATAGGTAGGCGACACGAAACAGTTGCAATTTTTACTAAGAAAAATGGAGTTATCAATAAGAGCAAAATACCTTATATTGAAAGAAAAAAACACAATATAGACTCTTTGATTTTGGATGTAAAAGCTATTAGTAATGCTCTTAAAAACAAAGATAAGCTAAAAAAAATACAAGAATTTTTAGAGGGAAACGCATCAATAGTATATGCTGATAGAAGGAAAAAACAAAAATATGCTGTAAATGTAAAAAGTTCAGAATTAAATGATACTGATAATTTACTACTTCGAGTTAAAACTATTGAGCAAGGAGTTATTGAGGAAAGTATGATGATTGTAAGTCGTGATGCGCCTTGCTATACCATTCACCCCACTCAAAAACCCGTCCGCCTCTTAGAACGCCTTTTAGCATTAGTTATTCCCAAAGATAAACCTCTCAATGAAATAGTAGTAGCTGACTTTTTTGCTGGCTCTATGAGTTGTATGGAAGCGGTACACAATATGGGTATGAAAGGGATCGCTACCGAAATAGACCAAGAATACTTTGAGAAGGGAAAACAGCGTATTGACAAGCTACAACCACTGATTATTAATCATTAGAGCCATGGCACGAACGATACAAGAAATACAAGAACTCATCTACCAGGCCAAGACTCAAGAGCCTGCCATTAATGAGCTTAATAGCGCCTCCAAAGTAGCTATATGGCGATTGTGGGTCTATATCATCTCAGTAGCTATATGGAGTTTGGAAAAGGTTTTCGACCTGCACAGGGCGGATATAGATAGGAGAATTGCCGAGCTTAAACCAGGTACAGCCAAATGGTATCATAGCAAGGCCTTAGTCTTCCAATACGGCTTTGACCTACTTCCAGATAGCGACAAGTTCAACAATCATGGAAGAACAGAGGAACAGATAGAAGCGAGCAAGGTAGTCAAGTATTGTGCTGTCACTGATGCCCCAACTGAGAGCCGTATCGTGATTAAGATAGCTACCGACAACGCAGGTACACTCACCCCAGTGACGACTCACCAGCAAGAGGCATTTAGTCGCTATATCAATGAAATCAAGTATGCGGGGGTCTATGTTACCATACTGAATAATCAACCCGATTGGCTCAAGCTCTCTATCCGCATTGTCCGTAACCCACTTATTCTGAACGAGAATGGAATGAATGTTAATTCGGGTAAGCAAACGGTAAAAGAAGCCATTAAGGATTACCTCAAGCGTTTGCCTTTCAACGGTGAGCTCTCCCTACAAGCCCTTACCGATGTTATTCAAGGGGTGGAGGGGGTCAAGGATGTGAGTATAGACCTTGCCCAAACCAAGTGGATAGAAGGAAGTATCTGGGGTAATTTTCAAGAAATTAACATTAGCAAAATTCCTGAAAGTGGCTACTTTGCTGTGAATTTTGACCAAAATAATGATACCAAAAGCACCATTACCTACCTATGAGAATCTTTGAACTCAACTTGCGGAGGCTTGTGATCTTGCTACTGCCTACTTTCTTGAGAAAATCCCGTCTTGTAGCTTGGTTACAGATACTTATTGCCCCCTTGGAGCAACTCCAATATAGCTTTAACCAAAAGCGGAATAGCGACCTGGTAACCCTCACACATAACGGACAAAAGTGCTATCTAAGGAAGATTCTCAATGATAGTTTTGACCAGACATTAAGGCGTATTCGTATAGAAGATATGACCCACTTTAACGCGGTGTATATCTATACAAAGGCGGAAAATCAGCCTGTATATTTAGAGGAAAAATACCTATATACTTCGGGAGAAATGCAAGTGAATGGCGTGAATTTCTCCGTACATATCCCGAATGAATTACGAGCAAGAGAAGTAGAAATCAAAGCCCTTATTGAGGCGTATAAAATAGCATCAAAGCGATATATAATCATCTATGAATAGAATCAATTTTGACAACACTGGAGGGTTTCCCTTGGGTACCTATACCCTCGACTTTATGCAGCACAGCTACCAATTGCTCAATGCCCTGGGCAATATTGCGGGGAACCTAAGTATCCTCTCGGGCTGTGAACAGGCAGGCCGTAGTATCACTGACGGAGTGGTGTATATTGATGGCGAGGTACTCCCTTTCAAAGGGGCTCCCATATCCGAAAAGGTCATTATCGTGGAGAGCTCACAAAAGCGAATCTTCAAAGACGGTGTAGAGAAGGCCGTAGAATATAGCCGTTATGCTACCTTTGGCAATAGCACGGGCGGACACCTATGGGCAGATTTTAAACGGCCCTTAAACAGCCAACAAATAGAAGCCCAGTCTTTTACAGAGGAAAATTCCCTATTGAAACGATTGGAAAAGCTCGAAGAGCGGGTAAGAAAGACGGTGCCTATAGGGTTGGTGGCTATATGGGGAAAGCCCGCTGATATTCCTCTACCCGAAGGCTGGCGAGAGTATGATCCATTGAGGGGGCGAATGCCCATAGGGTACGATAGCTCCGATACCGATTTTGGCCATATAGGTGCAGAAGGAGGAGAAAAAACACATACCCTAACCATAGCCGAAATGCCAAGCCATAACCATAGCATATCTTTCAATAAAACTCAAGATGACCAGGGCTTTGGGACACATGAAGACGAATTTTCTATTGGAACAGCTAATTTAGCCCATACAACATATGAGGGCGGCGACCAGCCTCATAACAATATGCCCCCTTATAGAGTAATTCGGTTTATTGAGTTTGTCGGCTTCTAAAACCTTATAACCATTTACCATAAAGCACTATGATAACACCTATATCCACCCTCAAGCGTTGGTTCTCTAACTTTAAAAAACCCACTCAGGAGCAGTTCTGGGCGTGGCTCGACAGCTACTGGCACAAGTCCGAAAAGATACCCATGGACACCATAGATGGCCTAGAAAACGCCATACGAGGGACGGCCTCTGCCGATCAGTTGCGCAATCACCTTACAGATAGCCAGGCTCACCAAGAGCTGTTTGCCACAAAGGTAGATAAGGAAGCAGGTAAGACCCTTACCTCAAATGATTATACCAATGAGGAGAAACGCACCAACCAGGGCAACGCCCAAAAGCGTGTAGTTGGCCTCACTGTAACGGGCGATGTGGATAAGATCATCACCCTAACCTTTGCCGACGGAACGGCCATACAAGCGCCATTTACGGACAAGGATACCCTTCCCGAAAACTTGGCCGACATCAAGCTAAATTCTCTCAACTTCAAAGAACAGACAGGCGTACTCACAGGCGTAAGAACCGATGGTCAACAGCTCACAGTAAGCCTTGACGGCCGCTATGCGCTGCTTGGACATACCCACCCCGAATATGCCCTACGTACGCATAGACATCATTGGGATAATATTGATGGGATTCCCGCACTAGCTACAGAAGGTAAGATACAAGAGGCTGTGAAAGATGTATTCAAGTATAGTGGGAGTATTCCTATAGCAGAGCTTAATAATATAGCCCATGAACAAGGTAGCTATAACGTACCCTCACCAGGAGGGGCTGGTAGTGGTGCTTATTTGAAATTTAAAATAATGGGGTCTGCCTCTTCATTAGAATTCTTCAAGTCTGATTGGATCGCAGCGACAAGGATAGGGGTTCGTAATACGGTGGATGGTTCCAGTTTTAATGAAGATAATGGCGCTTTTAGGGACTTAGCGTGGTATGGTGATGTATATCGTGTTGGTGCTGAGATTGGGTCTAATTGGACGGCTGTGGAACAATGGCAGAATGGAGTAATATTTGTCTCAACCTCACTCAATATAGATTTATCTTTCTTGAAGAATATGGGTAATATGTCCTTCAGAAAAGTATTTGCGGGGGGTAATGTAACCTTCACTTGTACAGGAAAGACCATCATCTACACGGGCGATAATGCCTTCAATGGGGGTGATGGCTCTACAGCCGTAGTAAGTATATGGAATAATAAGTGTTACATAGACATTCGAAATATATGATGAAAGTAATCAACAATCTCAAGGGTAGCGACAAGCTCCTGCATAGTAAGTATGGGAATATGCTATTTGTAGGCATATTCTTGGTAGCTATGTTATTCCTATCCATAGGAAGATCCTTACTTATAGCTGCTATAACATTAGGTGTGATAGGGTTATGTAAGGAGCTGTATGACAAGTACTATAAGAAAACTTTCATAGACTGGTGGGATATAGTGGCGAGCTTCATTCCTTATACAATTATTAAACACATAAACAGATGAATGCGATACAATATTTTGACTGGGGAGGGATAGAAAGAATAGAGATTGTCCCTATAGTTGTTATAGTTAAAGATTTTTTTGTAAAACCAATAGGAGCGGCTATAGTGGGGTTGATACCAATACAAAAAGATTATAAAATAAAATTTCTTGTAGCCAAAAATAGGCATGGTAATGGTTTAACTCCTATTGTTGTGGAAAGATATGAATTACATAGAATTAGTAATGACCTTGTGTTAAAATACTTTTTAAAAAATAAAAACCTAAAAAATATAGAGGTTTATTATTTAGATTTTGGCATTTATTTAGATAGAGATTATCCATATTTTCCAGACTTAAGAGACAACTATGGTACTTTCTATATAAATGGGAGGAAAGTGAAGAATCTAAATTTTGCTCATAATAGGGTTATGTATAATAAAGCAGGTTTAAGAGTACAAGCAACATCATCGTTAGGAATAGTTGATACACCTATTCAGTATGAAGATGGGGAAATAATTACATTAAAAAAACTTATTGGAAAAGAAATTGTTTTAACACTTAATTAAAAACTATGAAAAAAAGCAAACGTACCATTCATTACCTCGTTATCCATTGTTCTGCTACACCTGAAGGACGCGCACATACGGCAAAGGATATAGACTTATGGCATCGCCAACGTGGGTTCAACGAGATAGGTTATAATTATGTAATCCTCTTGGACGGCACAGTAGAGCTAGGCCGTGATGTCGACAAGATACCCGCCCACGTTGAGGGGTACAACAAGGACAGTATAGGGATCTGTTACATAGGTGGAGTGGATAAGAATACGCTCCAACCCAAAGACACCCGAACAAAAGCTCAAAAGGAAGCACTCATCAAGCTGCTCAAAGAACTGAGAGAGCTATATCCCGATGCCTTAATACAAGGGCACCGAGACTTTGCAGGAGTAAAAAAGGCTTGTCCTTGCTTCAACGCTAAAGACGAGTACCAAAATATCTAATCGTAAATTGTTAATTATGACAGAAGTAAATGTACTAAAAAAAGAGTTTGAAAATCTACTTGCAAAAGTAGAACAATTGCCACGAAACCGAGAGCTTGCGCTTGTGATTACCAAGTTAGAAGAGGGGCTTATGTGGCTTGAGAAGTCAATCAAACAACAAGAAATTCAAAAGTAATGTATGAGAAAGATTATGTATTTACTCTTAGCTCTTCTGCTATTAGGTAGTTGCAGGAGCAAAAAATCAAACCGAGCCGAGCACAGAGAAGAGCAACGGAGCGAAAGAAAGGAAACCAAAGACAGTTCTATACAAGTAGAGAAGTCACAAAAGGTAAGCACTTTTGAGGTGCAACAATCGCAATTGTATGAGGTTACTCTTGAGAGCGAGAAAGACAGTACAGGAAACGCCAAGGAGTTGGTATATTACCGCATACGAGATGGCGACAGTGAGACCATAAGAGTACGAAATGGAAAGGTTATCCTAAAGGCCATAAATAACATTTCTAAGAGCATACAGCAGGCTGATAGTACTCTTGTTATAAATAATCAGATAAGTCAAAAATCCGAAGTCAAAAACCAATACCTACAACAATCTAAGCAAGTACAAAAAGAGGTCAAAAAAACACCTTTCACCTTTATTATAGGCGCTTTGATATTCGGCGTAGTTGCTTGGATATTGTGGAGATTAAAACTGTTTCGGTGAAGATTAAATCGCTTTTAAATCGCTTTTAAACACTGCTAAAATAGGAGGATAGGCAGTAAAAAATGTCCTCCGCTTTTTTAAAACTTTCTCAGGGTATTTAAAAAAATAATAGCAACAAGGCTACGGAGGACAATAAGTCTTCTGTGCTTTGTTGCTATTTATCTTTATACCCTGAGAAGTCGCAAAGATACGAATTTTCTAAAATAAAAACAATGAAATATAATTCAAAAAATTGGCAACGCACACCAATATCCTACTATGGAGGTAAACAAACAATGTTACCCTATATTTTGCCTCTTGTTCCTCCTCACAAAGTATATACAGAAGCCTTTTTTGGAGGAGGTGCCGTATTTTGGGCTAAAGAGAAAGCAAAAGTAGAAATTATTAATGACTTTAATACTAATGTATATACTTTCTATAAAGTGTTACAATCAGATTTTTTGGCTCTTAAGGTATTGATAGAGCAGTCAGTTGTTAGCAAAGACGCTTATAAATCAGCGTTAGTGATATATCATACCCCTTTTATCTTTAGTGATATTCACCGAGCTTGGGCGTTCTGGTATGCTACCAATTGTGGGTTTTCTTGCCAAGTAGGCAACTGCCGTATTACCACAGATGGGAAAAATGCTATTTGTCTACATAATAAGATAGACAACTTCAAAGAGAGCTATTCAGAGAGACTAAGAGGCGTGCAGATAGAGAATAATGATGCTTGTGAGGTGATATCCTTACGAGACACACCTGATACGTTCCACTATGTAGATCCTCCGTATGTAGGAGCCAAACAAGGGCACTATGGAGGATATGAGCAATCCCACTTCAATGAACTATTGGCAACTTTAGCCAAAGTCAAAGGTAAGTTCCTGCTTAGCTCGTATCATAATGAGGAACTATCTAAATATGTAGAGCAATATGGCTGGTACCAAAAAGAGATAACTATGCATCTAAGCAGTAGTAATGCAGTAGGGAAAAATAGATTAGAGGTCCTTACTGCCAACTACCCTATATAG